GGCGAAGAAGGTCATGTGAAAGCCCGTGCTGAATATCATAACGGCCCGAATCAGTATCTCATTCACTATCTGGCAGCGGATGGCCGTGGAACTGACGGCTGGTTTGAGGAAGGTGAGCTGTCCCCGGCTCTGCCACTATAACCCATCACAAAGCCTGCTCACTGAGTGGGCTTTTTAATTGGTTAAGGAGAAAGCACCATGAAACCGGATTGGGGGGTGTTACAGCAACAGTTCCTCGCCGAGCATTCAGTAACGGGAATATCCCCGAAAGAATGGTGTGAGATACAGGGACTGAATTACGCAACAGCGCGTAGGTACATCAAAAAGCCAACTGCGCAGAGTGCGCAAAAAACTGCGCAAAAGAAAGTGCGCACTGCGCAGAAAAAAGAATGCGCAAATGAACCGGTGCGCAATAGTGACATACCGGATGCGCAGAGTAATGAATCCGACAATGCGCAGAATGATGAAACTGAGTTCAACCTTCGCAATTACCGGCTCACAGACTTACAGGCTCGTTTCGTGACTGAGTATCTTATTGACCTGAACCGGACTGCTGCATATAAACGGGCAGGGGGAAAATGTGAGGGGCATAACGCGTACGCAAGCGCGAGTCAGCTATATAGAAATATTGAGGTGAACCGGGCAATACGGGACGCTCTCGCAGCACGGGAACGCAGAGCCGAAATCACCCAGGACGCAGTATTAAAAATGTGGTGGGACATTGCCACCGCAGATGTATCTGAGCTGACGGAATACCGCCGGTTATGTTGCCGCTACTGCTGGGGCTTTGGTTTTAACTATCAGTGGCGTGATTCAATAGAGTTTGAGGACGCTGTCAGTGAAGCGGCTGCAAAGAAGCAGAAGGAGCCAAACGACAGGGGCGGCTACGGTTACGACAGCACACTGGACCCGAATCCTGATTGCCCCCGCTGCAATGGTGCCGGCATTGGCCGACCTCATTTCCACGATACACGGGATTTAAGGGGCGCAAGCCGCCGGTTATTTGCCGGGATAAAAGAAGGCAAGTTCGGTACCGAGGTGATCACCCGTAATCAGGATGAGGCGCTAAAAATGGTTGCGCAGCATTTGGGGATGCTGAAAAACAGGACTGAGGTCACCGGTGCAGATGGCGGCCCGATACAATCAACGGGATTTGACCTAAGTGGCCTGACGACAGAGCAGCTTCTGCAATTGCGAGAAAAAGCGGGGAAATAGCCTCTGTTTAACATAATGGATCTTACCCGAATAAGCGAAATCAGGTTCACGCAAAAAGCACACTGAACCTGTCAAAAACAATACTCATCCCCGGGCAATATGCCTGTTTATTTTGTTACTCATTTGTTATCAAAAAATCAGAAACAGCTTCGGAGTGATTCGACGCTGAAAGGCTCGTTTTTGTCATTTTAGGTGATGTGATGGATATCAATGTCGATCTGTTTGATGAAGAAGTTCGCAGAGAGATAGCACGGCGCAGCCTGCATGAATTTATTCAATACATTAATCCGGAATATATCACCAGCCACTTTTCAGAAACGGTCTGTGCATCTCTGGATAACTTTCTGATTGAGATGATGGCTGGTAAGCGGCCGATCCTGATTCTCGGCGCGCCGCCGCAGCATGGTAAATCCGATATTGTGTCGCGGTATCTTCCGGCGTATTTCTTCGGTAAGTATCCGGATAAACGTGTGGGCGCATTGTCCTATTCGTCAGATCTGGCCGGTGACATGAACACTGATGTTCAGCGCATCATGTCGTCAGATGAGTACCGGACTCTGTTTCCTCAAAGCTGGTTAGGTAATAAACCGACTGACGGTGTGGCGGTTAAGCGTAATACCGAAGAATTCGGGATTGCCAATCACAGGGGAACATACGTCTGTGCCGGTGTTGGCGGCCCGCTGACAGGTAAAAAAGTTGATCTCGGGATTATTGATGACCCGATAAAAAACTCAAAGGAAGCGCTCAGTCCCACGGTTAAAAAGTCCATATGGAACTGGTACGCATCAACGTTTAAAACCCGTCTGTCCCGGAATAGTGGTGAAATCATCATGGCGACCCGCTGGGCGACAGATGACCTTTCCGGCAGGGTAAAAGAAAAAACACCAAAAGCTAGGGTGCTGGCGTTCCCGGCCATCAACGAACAGGGTGAGGCGCTGGTCCCTGAGCTGCATCCGCTGGATAAGCTGCTCGAAACAAAAGCCATTCTCGGTGATTACTTCTGGTCTGCCATGTATCAGCAGACACCGAAACCGGGAGACGGGCAGATATTCCACGAAGAATTCGCCCGGTACTACCTGCCGAAAGATCTGCCGGACACCTTTGATGAAGTCATTCACAGCTGGGATATGACATTTAAGGACAGTGACGGCACGGACTACGTTGTCGGTCAGGTGTGGGGCAAGAAGGGCGCAAATGCCTATTTGCTGTATCAGATCCGCAAACGCATGAGTTTTACCGAAACCCTGAAAGCCGTGAAATTACTGGTTGAGAAATATCCGCAGGCGCGGCGCAAGCTGGTGGAGGATAAAGCCAACGGACCGGCGGTCATAGATACGCTTAAAACCACTGTATCAGGATTGGTGCCCATAGAGCCGGACGGCAGCAAAATCGCCCGTGCTCACGCCTGCACCGCCGAATGGGAAGCCGGGAACGTCTGGCTGCCCCATAAAGATATTGCACCGTGGGTCACCGAAACGGTGGAAGAAATCACAACATTCCCGTTTGCCGGGCACGATGACACCGTGGATGCCATGACACAGGCACTGCGGTATCTGTTCCAGAAGAAAGGCGGCGGATTCTTTTCACGCAAGAGGACATAACATGTGGCCGTTCAGAAAGCGGAAAACAGCAGAGGTTGCCGCACCTAAGCGGTCAGCATTCTCAACGCATTTATATTCAGCACTGGCAGCCGAAACAGGGTTTCAGGGGCTGGCTTTGCCGCAACCCACCATGCAGGGCGTGGCGATGGACAGTATCGACGGCACTGTACCGGCATTCAAAGGCGGTCAGGTATACGGCGTTCCTGAGTCACAGGCAGCGTGGTACGCCTCGCAGATGTTCATCGGCAACAATATGTGTGCGGTGATCGCCAAACACTGGCTGGTTGATAAAGCCTGTAACATGCCGGCGCGTGATGCGATCCGTCAGGGGTATGACCTGGACTGTGACGGCGGAGACAATCACGACATCAGTAAAAAGTTACGGAAGAAGGATAAAAAATACCGTATTCAGCACCACATGAAAGAGCTGATCCACTTCGGGCGCGTGTACGGGGGCAGACTGGCACTGTTTCTGGTTGAGACATCCAACCCGCAGGAATGGTATGAAAACCCGTTTAACCCGGATGGCGTGACGAAAGGCATGTACAAGGGGATTAAACAGTTGGACCCGCAGTGGGTAACACCGGATTTAACCGATGCCAATTTACAGGATCCGGCCAGTCCTGATTTTTATGAACCGACCTACTGGATTATCGGCGGACGCCGGTACCACAAATCGCACTTTGTGAAATTTGTACCATTCCCTGTGCCGGACATTCTTAAACCCACTTATAACTATTTCGGGGTGTCTGTTCCCGAACGGGTGTATGAGCGTGTTTATGCATCGGAGCGTACTGCCAACGAAGCACCACAGCTGGCGATGACAAAACGCCTGCTGACCATCAGTATGGCCGATGTTGATGGCGTAGACAAAAACGTCATTCATGAAAATATGCTGTATTTCATGGAGATGCGGGATAACTACGGCGTTCAGACGGTTGGGGAAAAGGATGCCGTTCAGCAGTTTGACACCTCACTCGCAGATCTGGATGCCACCATCATGACGCAGTATCAGCTTGTGGCTGCCGCTGCCAGCGTACCGGCGACAAAGCTGCTCGGCACAACCCCGAAAGGGTTTAACTCCACCGGGGAATACGAAGAAGCCAACTACCGGGAAGAACTGGAAAGTATTCAGGCCAATGACCTGGAAGAACTGCTGCAACGGCATTACGACATGCTGCAACGCAGCGAGGGATTGGGAACGGAAGAATTGTCGGTTACCTGGGCACCACTGGACAGCCCGACCGCTGTTGAAAACGCCGATATTCAGCTTAAGCAGGCGCAGACCGATTCTGCGTATGCAGCGGTCGGTGCGGTTGACGGGCTGGATATCCGTAAAAAGCTGGCGGCGGATAAAGAATCGGCATTTTACGGTATTGACGTGAACGAGGACGATTATGCCCCGGAAAATACGGGTACGAACCAAACGGGCACGGTGGGCGGCATCCCGTCAGGCGGTTATGAAGGGCAAGCCGCTGCAATATTCGGCAGCAGCCCAAAGCCGTTACCAGCGTGACATGTCACAACTGATTAAAGGCATGATTGCCGATTACGAAAAGACATTCAGCAGTCTGCATGATGACTTTGACGGCGTGACCATGGATGCCAGCTTTGCCAGCCAGACCAAAATCTGGCTGAACCGGCTGAAACGTAAGTGGGATAAGATTTTTAACAGTAAGGCCGCAGAGATGGCAGATAAGTTCACCTCGCAGGTGGAGATGAACGCACAGCGCAGCCTGGACGATTCCCTGAAACAACTCTCCGGCGGTATTACAATAAAAACCCCGGCCATGCCCGAAGCCCTGAAAGACAAAATGATTGCCGCAACGGCAGAAAACGTATCCCTGATCAAATCCATCCCGCAGCAGTTTCATTCCCGTATCGAGGGCGCAGCCTTGCGTTCGGTCAGTCAGACCGGCAGCGGCAGTAAAACCCTGCTGGATGAAATACGGGATATCGGCGGCGTGACAGAGAAACGGGCTAATTTTATTGCCGTTGACCAGACCCGCAAAATTACCACGGCGGTGAACTATGAGCGGATGAAGTCTGCCGGGATCCGCAAAGCAATATGGCATCACTCGGCAGGCAGTGCCGAACCGCGTGAATTACATCTGCGTCTGGACGGGGAAGTATTCGATCTGGATAACCCGCCGGTGATTGATGAAAAGACCGGTGAACGCGGATTACCCGGACAGTTACCGAACTGCAAATGCTTCTGGACACCGGTTATCGACTTTGGTGAGGAGACATGACAAAGCGAACCTATGACAACAACGGCTGGCTCGAAGTAAAAGACAACCCCATCTCAAAGGCTGGGGTTTTTGATTATCTGGGGGCTGAAATCGGCGCACCGGAGCCGGACAGAATTTACAAAGTGTTCCGGCCGCCGGAGGAACTGGCCAGTGACGAAACCATTAAATCATTCCGCCTGACCCCGTTCATTGTCGACCACGAAATGCTGGGTAAAAACGCCACACCGGCAGAGAAAAAAGGTATTCAGGGCGTTATCGGCGAAAACGTGTATTACGACCATCCGTATTTGCGCGGGAATATCAAAATCTTTTCTGACGCCGCTCTGAGCGATATCAGCAGCGGAAAAATTGACCTTTCACCGGGCTACCGCAGCCGGTATGACTTCGGTAACCCCGGTGTGTACGAGGGGGAGGCATACGAAGTTGTTCAGCGCCACCTGCGTGGCAATCACCTTGCATTAGTCGATGAAGGGCGCACCGGCGCTGACGTGGCTGTGCAGGATCATCTTGTTGTAACCATTGATACAAAGGAACTTATTCGTATGAGCGAAGAAGACAAAGACAAAAAACAGCTGACCGGTGACGAGAACGGATTTACACCGGAGCAGGTTGAGCAGATTAAACAAATCGTCGTGGCCGCACTGGCTGCCGGTACACCGGCAACGGATGAAGACCCGGAGAAAAAGGAAACGACTGACGGCGATCCTGATCCGGAAAAGAAAACCGGAGATGCCGAAGCCGAAGCGGAAAAAGCCGTTGAAGACGCAGAGGCGGAAGCTGAAAAAGCGGAATCCGGTGACCCGGAAGCGGTAGAAGCGGCGGAAGTGGCTATCGAAACCGCAGAGGAAGCGATTGCCGAAGCGAAAGAAGAACTTGATCAGGCAACAACCGACAGTCTGACGCGTCGCCTTAAGCGTCTCAAACGCAGTATTGCGTCCATGGATGAAATGTCCTCGATGAAGCGCAAAATTGCCCGTCTGGAAAAAGCCAGACCGACCATGGACACCGGCGAACTGTTAAAGCAGATCGGGGAACGTGACGCACTGGCGCACAAGCTGACGCCGTTTATCGGGGTATTTGACCACGCACCAATGACGAAACAGCAGGTGGCGGAATACGGCGTGGAAAAACTCGGTATCCGCTGCGATAAGGGCACGGAAAGTATTGCCCTGAACGCCTGGATGCAGGGGCGCACACCGGACTCACAAAAAGCGCATGCGACGATGGATACCGCCGCAGGCACGGACTCAATTATGAAAAAGTGGGGTGAAAAATAATGGCAATCCCGAATACCGTGGCGAACGGCATGATTTCCGGTGTTATCGGTGAAATCAGCCACAACGGCCCGACCCGCGTGACCGCAGCGGTGATCAGTTCTGCGGATGAAACAAAAAACCTCTTCGGCCGTGCCTACACATACAAAGATGATTCCGTTGAATCCGTGCAGGTTGGCGGTGACGGTGCGTTTGCCGGGATCATGATTAACCCGAAAGCGTACCGTATCGGTGAAGAATACGCCCGTAACGGGACGCAGGGTGAGTTTCTCACCATGGGTGAGATTAACGCCGAAATCACCGCCGGGGTGAAAAAAATTAATGCCCCGGTGGTGTTCAGCCCGGCGGACGGCTCGCTGTCTGCGAAGGCAAAAGCGGAAGCCGGTGATCTGGTTATCGGTTTTGTCAGCCGTCACATTGAGTCAGCGGAATCGCCGCATCTGTGCGTGATCCGTCTGACCGAAATCCCGTACACAGTGGCTGCGAAGGAAGGTGAATAATGCCAGTCAGTAAAGAAAAGTTTTATATGTCCGGCCGCGATATCCGCAAGCACGGGCAACTGAATATTAAGCCCGATCAGAAGTGGACATACAGCGAACTGGATCAGATTGGTTTCGGTGGTCTGGCCGCAATGGACTCCGCGTTAACCGGCCCGGCTATGTCCGGCGGGTTCATTCAGCGTGAGATGTTACAACACGTACTGCCGGGGCTTATCCGTACCGCCACCCGCGTCCGTGTTCTGGACGAAATCACCGGCGTACTGAATGCCGGTAACTGGCACGATGAAGAAATTATCCTGAATGTGGCAACCCCGGCCGGTAAGGCGGAGTTGTACGGCGATCACACCAATATCCCGCTGGCATCCTACGGGCAGGATCAGGAACGTCGCGGTATTGTCCGTTTTGAGCTGGGTTTTCAGGTCGGAAAGCTGGAGGAAGCCCGTCAGTCAGCAGCAGGATTTGAGACTGCCGCAGAGAAACGTAATGCCGTTGCCGAAGCGCTGGAGCAGGGGCGGGAACGTATCGGTTATTACGGTTTCAACAGCCCGGACACCCGTGTCTTCGGGATGCTGAATGAACCGGGTTTACCGGCGTATGAGACGGCTGCCGCAAAATGGAAAGGCGGCACATTTGCTGCCATCACCGGCGATATTACGGCCATGTTTTCGCGTCTGGAGATGCAGTCCGGCGGTATTATCAAAGATGATACGGCTATCACTCTGACCCTGCCGCTGGGCTACCGCTCTGCGCTGAATGTGGCAAACCCGGTTGCCCGTGGTGAAACGGTGTATCAGTGGGTGAAAGAAAACTACCCGAATCTGCGCTTTGTGTTCTCACCGGAATTTGCCGGTGCTAACGGCGGGGCGGATGTGGCATATATGTTTGCCGAAACCGTGGATGATGGCTCAACGGCCACCAGTGCGGTTCTTCTCCAGGTGGTACCGGTGAAATACCAGCTGCTGGGTTCAGAGAGCAAAGTCAAAGGCTACCTGGAAGATGCCACCAACGCGACCGCCGGTATCATCGTCACCCGTCCGTGGGCCATCACCCGCCTGACCGGGATTTGATTCTGTAACGCCTTATACGCCCTCTGCGGAGGGCTTTTTTATTTCCGGGAGAAATTATGCCTCTGTATATCTATTGCACCCTGTCCAACGACCAGAATTACGCCACACCGGACGGTCCGGTATTTATCGCCGGTCAGGCCAATGTTATGACCAGACACATGTACACCCCGCGCGGCCGTGTGACTGAAATCAGTGATGAGCAGTATGCGCAGCTGAAAAATAACCACGTCTTTAAGCTGCACAAAGAAAACGGGTTTATCGCGGTGGAAAACCGCAAAGAGGATCCGGATAAAGTGGCAACCGATATGGAAGCCAGCGACAAATCCGCCCCGCTGACCGAAGAACAGATGATCGCGGAGGGGAATGAGCCGCCGGTCAGCAACAAAGACAAAAAGAACAGTAAAAAATAAGGGGGTTCCGTGGACCCGTCCGACTTTCCGTTAGAGTCTTTCCGTGCCATCTATAAGGCTTTTTCCGCAGTGCCTGACGATGAAATTTTTATCATTGCACTGGAAGCACTGAACTACTTCTCCCCCTGCCGTGGTGTCTGCACAAATTCAGCGTGGATGCTGGTCGTCGCGCATATGCTCGACCTGAACGGCCGCATTGCTGACGGGGAATCACCGACCGGTGTCGTGACCAGTGTCACGATAGATAAAGTCAGTGTGTCCTACACCGCGCCGCCCGCCGGTTCTGACTGGTCGCACTGGTTCAAGATGAGTACCTACGGCCAGCAGTTTCTGGCGCTGATCAAACGATGCAGTGTACCGCGTTACCACGGCGGCGGCGGGGAACGGGCGGCGTTTCGCGGCGCGTTCGGGCGCTTCACGCGGGGAGGTCACCGGTGACAAAACTGGCGCAACTGAAAGCCGTGTATGACGAACTGGCAAAGAAACAGCTTAAAGTCGGTTTCTTTGAGCATTCAAAATACCCGGACGGCACACCTGTCGCGTATGTGGCGGCGATTCAGGAACTCGGTTATCCGGCCGGGGGGATCCCGCCGCGTCCGTTTATGCGCCCGGCCATGACAGAACACAAGCCGGAATACAGCAACCTGATTGTCCGGGCTGTGAAAGCCGCAGTGAAAGGCAATATCACCATCACTGACGGACTGACGCAAGTCGGCGCAAAAGCAGCAGGTGATGTGAAGATGGTAATTAAATCTGTCACCACACCGCCGCTTAAGGATACCACGGTAGCCGCCCGTGCCCGTCGGCACAGCAAAGGGAAAGCCACCAGTAAGCCGCTGGTTGACTCCGGTCTGATGCTGCAATCCGTCACTTTTGCCGTGGAGGATAAATAATGTTCGGAAATCTGCACCGGATTGCCTCGCGGTATATTCCGCAGCAAACCGTACTCTGGTACCGCTTCAAAAGCCGCGAGCCTGACGAACGGGGCCATGATCAGAACACGTATTATGACCCCGTTGAGGTTCGCGGGAGCTGGCAGGCGGTGGATACCCGGGACATTCAGTCTATGGGGCTGGACACCAGTCAGGTATACCGCCGCTTGTATACGTCCCACGATATCAGCGCCATTCAGCGCGGTGCTTCACCGGATTATCTGGTCTTCGGCGGCAAACGCTACGATGTGACCGGGGATGCTGACTGGTATGCACAGGACGGCTGGAAGTCGGTTATCTGCATTGAGGCAGGCCATCATGACGGATAACGATGTTGAGATTGCTGTCCGGAAACAGCTTCTGGCGCAGCTGGCGCAGGCGGGTATCAATATCCCGGTCAGAGCAGGGTTTCAGTCAGCAAAACAGGGGCGGGAAGATAATTTCGTTATGTTCTTTCCTGCAGGGGAAAATCCGCAGGGCTGGCAGAAGCGCAGTTATAACCCGCAGGGCAGTGATGCCGGTCACCTGGAGGCACAGCAGTATGAAACAACATTCCAGGTGCAGGCATTTATCACCGAATTCAGCGGTTACACCGCGAAAGATATTACGGCTTTCGTCCGGATGATCGTTAATTCGTTACCGTTTGTTGAAGCACTGCGGAAACAGGGGATCGGGGTGCAGCGGGCGACCGCCATCCGTCTCCCGTATTTTGTTAACGACCGCGGCGATTACGAACAAAACCCGTCTTTTGATTTTAATGTGACCTATACCCGCACACTCCGTCCGGAAACGGCTGCTGTTACCGCACTGTATCCGGATATTCACCGCATATAAGGTTTTATTATGCCAATTAAACAAACCCGTTACGTCGATATCGCGTCAGCGGTGATCGGCGCGTCTGCCGTGCCGATGCGTAAGCTGACGGCGCGGTTATTTTCCACCAATCCTAAAATTCCCGCCGGGCATGTGCTGGAGTTTGCATCCGGTCAGGTTGATGAACTGCTGGGTGCTGACTCTCCGGAGGCTCAGTTCGCACGGCAGTATTTCAGCTATGTCAGTCCGGCCCCGGTCAGTAAACCGAAAGAATTGCAGATTGCCTCTTACGAGCCGGTTGGCCGGGCACCGACTTTGTTCGGAGCAAAAGCCGGAGCGCTGGCTGATCTGAAAATGATTGCTGACGGCACGTTGTCAGTGACATTCGGCAAGGTCACCAAAAGCTACAAAGATATCGATTTATCCGAAGCCAAATCGTATGCCGATATCGCATCACTGATTCAGGCGAAACTGAATGCCGAAAGTGAACCGCAGTTTTCCGGGGCGTATCTGACCTTTAATGCACTCGACAGTGCATTTGAACTCAGCGGCGGCGTGCAGGAACGTGCATCTGTCAGCGTGGGGTATTCCGTTCTTGCGGATGCGATGGGGCTGTCAGCCGGACGCGCATCCGAGGGCAATCCGGCACAGACTCCGCTGGAGGCATTCAAAGTTGCGGAGCAGGTTTCGGACTCCTTCGGCAGCGCCACATTTCTGACAGACCTGTCGCTGGATCAGGCCGTCACGCTGGCACAGTACGTTGCCGGGGAGAACGTGAAATACCAGCTTCATCTGAGTGTGACAAAAGACAATGCCGAAGATTTCAGCGCAGCGCTGATCGGCACCGCGTCAACCGGCCTGAACCTGAAAACAGAAAGCGGATATTTTATCCAGGCGCTGCCGATGGCGGTGATGGCCGCCACGGATTACGACCGTACCAACGCCACCACCAACTATATGTTCCGTCAGCTCGGCGTGACATTCCCGGCGCAGGTCACCACGGACCAGGATGCGGACCGTTTCGATAAACTGCGGGTGAATTACTACGGCGAAACCGCTGTGGCCGGTTCACAGCTCCGCTTTTATCAGCGCGGCTTCCTGTGCGGCGGCAGTTCTAACCCACTGGACATGAGTGTGCATGCTAATGAGCAGTGGCTGAAAGCGTATATCGCGCAACAGTGGTTCAGCCTGTTACTTGCAACACGTGGTATTCCGGCCAACAAAGACGGCGAAGCCCGGGCACTGATGGTCATTGCCGGTGCGGTCACCAAAGCCGTGGATAACGGCACCATTCTCGCCGGTAAAACCTTAACGGAAGTACAGAAAATCGCGGTGACGGATGCGTCAGGTGATGATCTGGCCTGGCACGATGTACAGGACAAAGGGTACTGGTACAACGCACAGATTGTTGAAAGTACCGGTGAGAGCGGGTTACCGGAGTACGTGATGAAATACGTGCTGATTTACGGTAAGGGCGACTGGGTGCGGAAGGTCGAAGGTTCACACAATTTAGTGTAAGGATAAAATATGAATGATGTCTCAGCAACCGGCCTTGCACTGGTAGTACAGGCCAGCAAAACATTCCCTTCCGGGATTTTTATCACGCAGTTTGCGGACGATGCGGATCCGCTGGATTTACCGGCGGTGGATATCGCGCAGACCGGTATGGATATCAACGGCAATCTCGTGAGCTGGTCAACGCCCACACCGCAGACTGTTACCATTAACGTGCTGGCGGGCAGTGAGGAAGATCAGAACCTGGCAATTCTTCTGGAAGCCAACACGGCGAAAAAAGGCCGCCGTCATGCCGGTGACATTATCACTATGGTGGCCTCTTACGGTGACGGCTCCACCACTACCGCCCGTAACGGCAAAATTACCAACGGCAGCCGGGGGAACTCTGCGGCCAGTGCCGGGCGTCTTAAATCAAAACAGTACACCTTTGTGTTTCAGGATTTTGACTCCACGCGTAATCGTTAATCACCGGCGGGCATGTCCCGCCTTTTTTTACGGAATAAAACATGCTGATTAAACCGAAAGAAGTTCAGATTAAAGATGTGGACGGTATTGAAAAGGCATTTGTCATCAGCCGTCTGCCTGCGGTGACCGGCCGGGAAATCCTTGCCAAATATCCGCTGTCCAATGCCCCGAAAATCGGGGATTACGAAGTCAGCAAAGAGGCCATGCTGAAAATGATGGCGTATGTATGCGCAGTGGCTGACGATGGTGAAGAGATTCCGTTAAAGACACAGACGCTGATTGATAACCATGTGCCTGATGGTGAATCCCTGATCCGTCTTGAGCTGGAAATGCTGAAGTATAACACCAGTTTTTTCGGGACCGGCGGGAACTCCGGCTTCCTGCCTTTCCTCATCAGCAAGGTCGGCAGTTCACTCCCGTCAGTTATAAAAACGCTGATGGCTTCTTTGCAGTCATCATCAGCGAAGGATTCGCCACCCTCACCGAACTCAAAACCACAGTAGATCTGGAAGAAGCGATGGACTTGTGGGAAATCGCGATCATTAACCGCTACAACGAAGCGCTGGCCGCTTCAAAGGACCGATAATGTCATTGATGGATACCTTTGTTCAGGTCTTTGAATTTGATACCAGGCAGGCTGACAGTGCATTTGACCGTGTGCAGCGTTCAACGGATGACATTATCGACGGGATGAAGCAGGCGCAGACGGCCGCGCAGCAGGGGGCTGATTCTTTCGGCGGCGTGTTCACTGAACTCTGGCAGTCATTACAGGGGCTGTCCGGTGAGCACTCCGTTGATTTTTCCACGAACGCGGCTGATGTGGCAGTGCAGACCGGGGCGGTAAAAACGCAGGTGGATGCGGTAACCGATTCCCTGTCTGAACTGGAATCTCAGCAGGCGGGATCTGATGCCGGATGGCAGGATATTCAGGCCTCACTGACGGGTACGGAGGCCGGTTATCAGGCGCTGGTTCAGGCAGTGGCAGCACTGAGCAGTGACACCGCCGTTCTGACGGATGAGGAGAGTCGCGGTAATGCAGTCCGGCAGCTGGCCGGTGGCATCATTAAAGCCCTGCAGGGGGATTACCGTGAACTTGGCCGGATTGCGGAGGAAGCCGGTAAAAACAGCGTTGCAGCAGGCATCAGCGAAGTCGCGGCACAGAAAAAAGTACAGGATGCACTGAGCAAAACAGACGTACAGTACCGGAAGGCCGGTGAATCTGTGGCCGGATTTGCCAAAAAAGCCCTGGCAGCTGTCGGCCTGTTTATGAGCGCCTCTGCCCTTGTCGGTGAATCCGTTGCCCGTGCCGCTGAAATCGAATCCCTGGATAAATTCGGCAAAAAAATCAATGTTGCCACGGCAGATGTGGATGCCTTTGCCGGGTCAGTGGCTGAACTCGGTGGTACCCGGGAGGCGGCGCAGTCAGATATGGAAGCGATGGCGAAATCATTCGGGTTTGCCGGTAACTCCATGGAAAAAATCCTGCGGACGGCTGACAAAGTGCAGGGGATGAAATTCGATAAGGCCAAAGCCACACTCGGTGCGCTCGGTGTGTCGGATGATAAAACCGTTGAGCTGATGATGAAAGGCCGCAAAGAACTCGAACGGATGATGGGGGTGCAAAAGGAATATTCCGGCATCACCAGAGAGAGCATTGAGCAGTCTGTCAAATTCAACAAATCCATGCAGAGTTTTAAACAGTCCTCCGGTCTGCTGAAAAACAGCTTTCTGGAGATGGTGATCCCGATCCTGGCAACCGGCCTTGAATGGGTCAGTAAATTTGTCGGCTTCTGCAAAGAAAACAAAACCCTGATCACGGGATTTTTTATTGCAGTCGGTATCGCACTGACAACCTATTACGTTCCGCCGATGCTCGCGGCTGCGGCGGCCACACTGGCGGCAACATGGCCGATTATTGCCATTATTGCGGTCATAGCCCTGCTGGCGGCAGCGTTTGCGCTGGTGTATGACGACATCATGAATTTCATCGACGGTAA